CGGGAGCGCGCCGCCTGACACCATCACCGAGCAGACCGCCCAAGGCATCCTGCTCGACTTCACCGGTCAGGAATTCCAGAACAACAGCCTCATCAAGCAGGGCGACAAGAAGCTCAAGATCGCGGCGCAGGGTTTGGCGTGGGCGCCTGACCTGTTGAACAAGGTCATTGTCCAAGGTCGTACCCGGTCAATCGTCCCGCCGCTGAAAGAGATCAACCCGGCCGGCACACCGATTCTGTACGAGCTGCAGGTGCGATCGTGAGCCGTGCCGGATCCGGCCAGTCCGGCAGCTTTGCACTAAGCCTCGCCGAGTTCGCGGCCCAGGCCACTGAAGCTATCGACGCCAGTCTGCGCGAGATCATCATCGAGGTCGGTAGCAGCGTCATCCGCATGTCTCCGGTGGGTAACCCTGAGATCTGGGCGCAGAACGCAGTGGCCAGCCAATACAACAAGGCCGTGGATGATCACAACAGTGACCTGCGCAGCGATCCGGCCAACATGACAAAGGCGGGCCGGCTCAAGCCTGGGCGCAAGCTGAACGACGGCATGGATATCGTTGCCCCTGAAGGCTATGTCGGCGGCCGGTTCCGGGCCAACTGGCACCTCTCGATCGATGTAGTGGAGAACGTGACCTTTGACGAGGTTGATCCAGGCGGGCAAGCAACAATCGCTGCATTGGTTTCGGCTGTCAGCGACTTCACCGCCGGACAGACTGCCTACCTCATCAACAACCTGCCGTATGCAATCCCGCTGGAGTTTGGGCATTCGACCCAGGCACCCGGCGGCATGGTTCGCATCACCGTGGCCCGCTTCCAGCAGATCGTGCAGGAGGCCATCAGGAACAATCAGGTATGAGCCACAACATCATCGCCTCGATCTACGATGCCAAGCTGATCAACTGGGCGAAAGCTTTGCCGGTACCGCTGAAGGTCGTCGTGGAGAACGAGGCCTATACACCCGTGAACGGTGCGACCTACCTGAAAGCATTCACGTTGCCAGCGGACACCGCGAGCAACACGCTTGGCGGTGACCACAAGCTGTACACCGGCGTGTTTCAGGTCAGCATCGTCACGCCATCGGGTAAGTACCGCGGTGCGGCGGGTGCGCTGGCTGATCAGATCGCCGCGCTGTTCCCTCTGTACGAGCGGAACACGAAGGGCGCGCTGACCGTTGTGACGATGACGCCGGTTGATCCGGGCCCCGGCATTCCAGACGACACCACCTATACGGTGCCGGTTTCGTTTTTGTACCGAGCCGACACCAACTGAATTAGCCCGTTGGGCAAACCCAGAACCCGCCATTGAGCGGGTTTTGTCATTTCTGAAAAGAGGAAAACCCATGAGCGTCAAGATTCCCAACGGCACCACGTTCGAGATCGCAGCCATCCTGAGCACTGCCAAAGCATTCACCGCTATCAGTAACGCCAAACCGGCGGTGCTGACCGCTGCCGCCCACGGTCTGGCCGATGGCGACGTGATCGTAATTGATTCCGCCTGGGCGAAGCTGAACGGTCGCCCGGCTCGCGTCATCGACTCGGAAATCGGCGAGTTCGCGGCTGAAGGCGTTGATACCACCAGCGTGAAGAGCTACCCGGCCGGCTCCGGTGCAGGCGCTGTCCGGGCCGCTTCTGGCTGGACGCAGATCGCGCAGATCACTGAGCCAGCTGCCAACGGCGGCGAGCAGCAGTTCCTCACTTACGGCTTCCTCGAAGACGATGATGATCGTCAACTGCCCACCACCAAGTCGGCCAGTAGCATGACGCTGCCGGTTGCTGATGATCCGGCTCAGGCGTACGTCGCGATTGTCGAGGCTGCGGACGAAGATAAAGAGCCGCGTCTGGTCCGTGCAAACCTTCCGGGCGGCGCGACCATTTACTACTACGCGTACGTGTCGATCACCGCGACCCCGACGCTGAGCCGCAACAACATCATGACGCGGACCATCACGCTGTCGTTCGCCTCCCGCCCAACTCGCTACAACGCCTAAGGGGTCCACATGGCAAAGTTTTCGATTGCGCCAAAGCCGACGTTCACCGTCGATGTGGCCATCCCGCAGGTTGGCGACAGGCCGGCAATGGTGCCGTTCACCTTCAAGTATCGCGATCGCACGGCACTGGCTGAGCTGTTCGATGCCTGGAAGGCAAAAGCGGAAGAGCTCGGGGAGCGCTTCAAAGGAACTGAACCAACACTCGCGGAAATCACTGCGGCTGAAGTCGAGCAAGGTGTCGATCAGATCAGGGATTTGGTTGTTTCGTGGGGCTTCGGCGAAAAGCTCAATGATGAGTCGATTACTGCCCTGGTGAAGAGCTGCGTCGGTGTTTCAGATGCCGTGGTGAAGACCTACAGCGAAGCCTTCGGCAAGGCGCGCTTGGGAAACTGACCGCCGCTGCCCGTGCGCTCTATGAGTCTGACGGCTCCGCTGAACAGATGGCGATGTTCGGCTTCTCGCCAGAGGACTACGACGAAACCTTCGAAGTTTGGCCGGACAACTGGAAGGCCTTCCTCGTCATGGATTCGATGGGGACTCAGTGGCGCACAGGCGCATGCGGCGCAACTGGACTCGATTACGGCGTCCTGCCCGGCGTGATGAAGCTCGTCGGCATTCCTGCGAAGGATTGCCCCCGAGTGTTCCAGGACATCCGCGTAATGGAATTGGAAGCCATCGCGGTCATGGCCCAAGCCCGCGACAACAGCCCGTGAAAACGGGCACTTATTCAAGGTGAGTCGATGAACATTGCAGAACTCGGCATCAAGGTCGATTCGGCTGATGCCGCCAACGCTGCGACCGATCTCGACAAGCTGACCAAGTCCGGCGAGCGAGCAGAGCAATCCGCCGTTGGCCTGATGAAAGAGATGGAAGCGCTGGAGAAGTCGTTGTCGAAAGGCGCGACCACCACGCAGGAACTGGCCAAGCAGCGCGAGAGCCTAGCGAAACTCACCAAGACTGGCGCTTATGGCGAGGCCGAATTCACCAAGATCACCGCGCAGCTCGATAAACAACAAGTGGCCCTGGCCAAGTCCACCCTGGACGAGCAGAAGGCCCTGAATAGTCTGCTCGGCGCGATCGACCCGGCACGCGCGGCCATGGGCAAGCTCGACACCCAAGTCGAGCAGTTGGGCAAGCACCTCGACGCAGGCCGGATCAGCCAGGACCAGTACAACGCGGCGTTGAGCAAGATCGACGGCAACTATGCGGCGCTGGAGAAAACCGCCACCGGTTTCGACCGGCTGAAGCTTGGCACCCGCCAGGCGCAGGAAAACGTCGTTCAGCTGGGCAACGCGTTGTCGTCCGGTGATTGGGGCAGCGGTGTTCGTGCCGTGGCTCAACTGGGCGCAGGTGCAGGCGCATCAGCTGCTGGCTTGTTTGCCATCCTTGCGCCGATTGCACTGGCCACTGCCGCCGTCGGCGCTCTGGCTGTTGCCTATTACAAGGGCAGTGAAGAGCAGGATTCCTACAACAAGTCGCTGGTGATGACCGGTAGTTTCGCCGGTGTTAGCGCTGGTCAACTGGGCGAAATGGCCCGACAGGTAAGCGCTACGGTGGGTACCACTGGCCAAGCTGCTGCTGTTCTCGCGCTGCTGGCTGACAACGGCAAGATCGCGGGCGAGAGTTTCACCGGCGTCACCCAGGCCGCCGTTTCTATGCAGGAAGCGACGGGTAAGGCTGTCAGCGAAACCGTCGCCGAGTTCTCGAAGCTTGCCGACGATCCGGTGAAGGCATCTGCTGCACTCAACGAGCAGTACCACTACCTGACCGCCTCGGTTTACTCGCAGATCGCAGCACTGGAAGAGCAGGGCGACCACGCAGGTGCTGTGAAGCTGGCGACCGAGCAATATGCGGATGCCATCAACGAGCGCACGCCGAGAATCCTCGAAAACCTAAGCTTCTGGGAGAAGGGTTACAACGCAGTTGCGCGTGCGGCTGACAACCTGAAAAACATCGGTCGCAGCAACATCGGCTCCGATATTGAGCAGGCTCAACGTGATCTAACCCGGGCCGAGTCTGGGGACGTTGGCCTGTTTCAAAACAAGCAGGAAATGATCGACCTCTACCGCAACCGGCTGAATATGCTGGAGGACCAGAAGGCCGCTGAAGCAGACATTGCCAAGTACGACGGCGAGCAGGCCAAGGCACAGCAAAGCGCAGTCGTGGCGATGTCCAAAGTGGACGCGATCACCAAGTCTTCGCTGACCAATGAGCAGAAGCGCGCCGAGGCGATCAAGGATTACAAGAAAAGCCTTGATGATATCCGCAAGACAAGCCCGAACGACGCCCGACTTGATCCGGCAGCTGTCGCCAAGAACATGGCGAACCTCAACGACAAATTTAAGGACCCGAAGGCTGCCGCAGGCAGTGCTGACCTGACCAGCTTCAACAACGCGAAGAATGTATTGGCCGAAACCCTGGCCTACTACAAAAACGCGGACAAGGAGCTCGAAGCATCGCAGCGGGCTGGGGTGATCTCTCAGGCCAGTTACACCGAGCAGCGCGTCAGCCTGCTGAAGCAACAGTCGGAAGAGGTTGCCCAGAGTTACCAGTCGGAAATCGATGCACTCGAAGCGGCCAAGGCAAAAAAGGGCACAACCGCGGCGCAGGTCATCCAGATCGATCAGAAGATCGCCGATGCCCGCAGCGCCATGGTCAAGGCGCAGCAGGATAGCGACAGCGAACTGTCGATCATCGCAACCAACGAAGAAGGTCGCCTGCGCAAGCAGACTCTGGCTGTCAACACGTACACCAGCGCACTGCAGCAACAGGTCGAGACACTTCGGCAGCAGGGTATGCGCGCAGCTTCAGGCCTTGGCCAGGGTGATCGCCAGCGCGGGCTGACGGATCAGCAGAACGGTATCGATGACCGCTTCAACCAGCAGAGCCTTGAGCTGGCCAACCAGTACGGCGACGGCTCGCGCGGCATGAGCCTCGACGAGTACACCCAAAAGCTGGCCGCGCTGAAAACCACCCAGCAGGATCTGCACTACACCGTGCAATCCAACTATGACGAGATGACCGCGGCTCAGGGTGACTGGAGCGCCGGTGCGTCGTCGGCGTGGCAGAACTACTTAGAGTCGGCGCGGGATGTTGCCGGGCAGACGAAAAGCTTGTTCAGCAACGCCTTCAGCTCGATGGAAGACGCGATCGTCAACTTCGCCATGACTGGGAAGGCGTCGTTCGGTGATTTCGCGAAGTCGATCATTGCAGACATGGCGCGCATAGCTACTCGTCAGGCCAGCTCGGCGCTGTTGGGTAGCTTGGTCGGCGCCGCCACCAGTTATTTCACTGGTAGCGGTACCGCTGCTTCGGCGGGATCTACTCAGGCAGGCTACAGCGGCGACCTTTCAGGCTTTACGCCAGTGGCCAGCGCCAAGGGCAACGTCTTCGACACGCCAGGCCTGAGCGCCTACTCGAATAGCGTGGTCAGTTCTCCGACCATTTTCCCCTTCGCCAAGGGTGCAGGACTGATGGGCGAGGCCGGGCCAGAAGCAATCATGCCGCTGACCCGGACAGCCGGCGGTCATCTCGGCGTGCGTGCGCTGAGCGGTGGCAGCAGCGGATCGAACATCAGCATCAATGCACCGGTCACCGTAGCGATTCCAGATCGCAGCTCGGAAGGCATGCAGATCGATCAGCAAGCGCTTCAGCAGAACCTTCAAACACAGATGAAGGTGGCGGCAGAGAGAGCCGTGGCTGAGTCTTGGCGCGCTGGCGGTGTCAGTTTTCGCAACGTTAATGGGAGGGCGTGATGGCGATCGAGACGTTCATTTGGCCAACGCAGCACGGCGACTCACCCGAGATTACCTATCGGGTGCGCACCGCGCAGTTTGGTGATGGTTACAAGCAAGAGTCTGGCGACGGGCCGAACAACAAACAGGACTCCTACCCGATTTCCTACACCGGGCCCAAGACCAAGGTGGTGGAGATGATGGCGTTCTTTGATCGGCATGCCGGCGCCAAGGCGTTTCTCTGGTCCACTCCACTCGGTGAGCTGGGGTTGTTTTCCTGCAAAAAGCCGGTTCCCACCCCGATGGGTGGGGGCACATTCAAGCTCACGGCCACTTTCGACCGTGCATTCCAACCATAAGGGGCAACCATGCCGCTGATCTGTGACATCCAGGTGCTTCAGCCTGGCAGCGAAGTGCTGCTCTTTGAATTGGACGGCTCGGATTACGGGGCGGATGTGCTGCGCTTTCACGGACATGCCATCCCGCATACGCCTGAGGAGTTGATCGCCGCCGGCGCAGATGCTGACCAGCTGCCCGCGAAGCCGATCTGGTTCCAGGGCAACGAGTACGGCGCCTGGCCCATGCAGATCGACGGCATCGAGGCCAACGGCGACGGAACAGCGGTACGGCCTTCGCTATCGGTCGGCAATGTCAACGGACGCATCACTGCGCTGTGCTTGGCATTCGATGATCTGCTCGAGTTCAAGCTGACGATGCGTCACACCTTGGGCACGTACCTGGACACGCAGAACTTTCCTGCCGGCAACCCAACGGCTGACCCAACCCAAGAGACGATTGAGGTCTGGTACATCGACCAGAAAACGAACGAGGACGGGGAGACGGTTAGTTGGGAGTTGGCCAGCCCGGGCGACGTCGGCGGGGAATCCATTGGCCGACAGGCAACCACCTTGTGCCACTGGTGCCTCACCGGCGGCTACCGTGGGCCGAACTGCAACCACACCGGAGCGTACGTGACGAAGGACGGAGTCGTCACTGACAACCCCGAGCTGGATGAGTGTGACGCCACGTTGGGCCGGGGCTGCATCCCGCGCTTCGGTGAGGGCAATCCGCTGCCGTTTGGTGGCTTCCCTGCCGTTTCCCTGATCGCTCGGAGCTGACCATGCGCAAGCACATCTTGAAAGCGATTCAGGCTCATGCGGCTGCCGAGTACCCGAAAGAGTGCTGCGGTGTGCTGCTGGGCATTGGGCGCAAACAGCAGTACTACCCGTGTCAGAACATCTCGACCGAACCGAACGAAGAGTTTCGAATCGATCCGGAGGAATACGCCGCGGCGGAAGACATCGGCGAGGTGATCGGCATCGTTCACTCGCATCCTGATGCTACGAGCAGACCTTCGCCGCGGGACCTGGCCATGTGCGAAGCGACTGCGATGCCTTGGCATATCCTCAGCTGGCCCGAGGGCGACCTGCGGACAGTGATGCCGACTGGCGGTGTTCCGCTGTTGAAGCGGCCGTTCGTCCACGGTGCCTGGGACTGCTGGCAGGTCTGCGCCGATTGGTACAAACGCGAGTGGGGACTGGAGTTCGAAGCCTTCAAGCGCGCTGATGGTTGGTGGGAAAGCAAAGACAGCACCAGTCTGTACGAGGCGAACTACGAGGCGGCCGGCTTCTATAAAGTCGACCAGCCGCAGCGCGGAGACATGATCGTTATGGAAGTAGGGCGGACGGTGTACCCGAACCACGCCGGGATTTTCCTCGGCACAGATCCGGTGCTGCCAGGTGAGGACTCGGTCACCTTCGGCCCCGGGCCTTTCCTGCTACACCACCTGTACGGGCGCCCGAGCGAGATCATCGTCTTCGGTGGGCCATGGCTGGACCGAACTCGCCTGATCCTCAGGCACAAAGATGCACAACCATTTACATGATGCGGCCAAGCCGCGGGAGAACAACATGCAGAAGAAAGAGGAAGTGCGTTCGGAAGGCAAGCTAGGCAGCACCGAGTCGTCTACAAATACATCCTTGCGCGAGGATTGGAGGGTGCTGATGGTCAGGCACCCTCAAACCGGTTTTTACTACGCTGCCGGCCTTAAGCTCGGCCAGTAATCGCCTGAGACAGGTTATCGAGGTAGCTATCGTGCAGTGCTTTATCGATGCCCTCGAAACTTTCAGCCTTCAGATTTTTGAGGTCCTGGGAAATTACGCTCGCTATTGCATCGTTGCCGAATGCAAGACGCCGCCCGAGCACCGCTGCCGCGTTCAAGTTGAAAACAATTGCAGTCTTGAGTGCTAACTCTAATTCAGCCAGGCGTTGATCTACTGTTTTCTGATTACTCACATTGACCTCCAGGTCATAGTCGCGCCGAAATTGGCGCAATCCCAGTCCTTGGGCTTGCAGGCAAAGGACTGGGAAATCCGTTGTATGGCGGCAAGAGGCTACTACGGAGGGTGACGGGGCGTTACTGGGGATTCGTACAGGCGAGAAAACCCGGACGTCGCCGGGCTCGTTAGGGAGTGATTCAGCGCGAATCTGCTTTCCGCGCGCGCCGACGAGAAGATCCTTCACTTCGTTTACGAAGCCACGTAGCGATAGCGTGTATCGGATGGAGGACGGCAGCGAGCACGCCGAGAAAAAGGATGATGAAAATGATGATCAGCGGGAAGCTTTCATGCGAGAACATGGTGGGTACTCCTGTAGTCACTATGTCGGAACCCGCAGACTAGACGCTTTGAACGATGGTTTCGATGAACGTATGTTCATGCTCTGGCGCCTGAATTGTGATACGGCGCCAGAGAAAAGATTTTCGAAACGTACCGCGATCGCAGGGCATAGCCGGTGATATCGTGCACCCTTTCCCACAGGAGTGACCTGCATGAAATTGCTGCGGGGGATTTGTACAGTCAGAAAAAAGCCCGGAAAGGTCCGAGCTTCTCGGTTTCAGCTCATTAATCCCGAACGGCAATGCGCATCCGGGCTAAGTCTCTGTTCGGCATGACGTAGGTTTTCGCGAGCATGTCGCCGACGCGCTGGCATCGATCAGCACGGGCGACAATGAAAATTGTGATGAGCCCTAGTAGCGCTTCAATATGCCTGGTCAAACCCCGGATCAAAGCCTGTGCAAAAGTTGGTGAGTTTCCAGCACCATTGATCACCGCTATGCGGAAAACATATTTGCCCAGCGTTTTCCCTCCCCAACACCACTCCAAAATCGGAAAGTACAAAAGATAGAGCGCCGTTTGAAAAAACGACCCAAAGTAAAGATCTGCTTCGTTCATCCCGTGGAGGCTGGCAACGATCGCCGCCATGTCGAGTGCGTAAGCCCCTATTCGCCGCATCAATAGGGGGGTTCTTGCTACTTCCATAAACTCTTCGTTCCAATGCCATTTGAATATTTCAAGATTCGTATTCCAGCCTGCGAAAAGGGCTGGGTCACCAACCTGATGTAAAGGCATAACGCTACTATGGCAATGTCGAGCGCTTCCACTGGCTTTTCATCCACACTGGATGCCCGGACAGTGCTGCGCTAAAGTGCTTCATTTCCACAGGAGTGACCTGCATGAAATTATTCGTAGGGGCGTTGGCTGT